AATACGCCTTGAAATTAAATTCAGAGATTTGAAAGATTGTTTAGTACAAACAGATCCTCCTACAGACACATCTCTCCAAACAACTACATTAGATTTTGATCTCGTCTCGAATGTAATAATTTCTTCAAATGTCGTTGTCGCTTCTTCGGATGGAAGTAACGTTGCTACTAATAAGAACAGTCAAATTGAGATACCAGATAAAACCACATTCAATGGTGTTGGTGTAGTGTCGCCGGCTATGAATATAATTGTAACTAATGGGTTCATAAATAGATACGAGAATGGTCAATGGGTTGGATACACAGCTTCAATTAGTACCAGTAATACTATACATTTTTCAGATGACGGAAATGTTATAGTAGAAGTTCGTACTGGTATATGGGAGTGGAATGGAACAGAATATATATTTACATTAAACACAAATATAATTGCACTATCTAGAGATGGTAATTTTTATTGTGAAGAGGGATCGGGTTTAAGACTTGAAATATTTAACATAACAGGAACTCGTTTAGGGGAGTTTTTTAACAAAGCAGTTAATGTTGCAGTGTCTCAAGCACATTTATCTCATGATGGTACAAAATTGTTAATCGTACTTAATGATATTGTTTACGTATATCAATATACAACCGATTGGTTTAGATATGGTCAAAATGTAACACTTTTCGAATCGGGTATACTCACATATGTAAAAGATGGAAATAGTTTTTTTGTGTATAACCCAAATGAGCAATATAATCATCCAGCTACTGCTACTGGGGTTGGTCGTGTATACGTCTATGACACTACAACAACACAATGGACTGAGGTACATAGATATAAGGGTTCCGGTGGAACGTATGCGTCAATGAGTGATGATAAATTGAAATTACATATTAAAAGAAGTGATAATGAAACAGATGTAATTACACTGAAGGAATTGACCCGCTCAGTTGAAGGATACGACGAGGTTGTTATACAAAGTGTTGAAAATATAGTTGATGCCGGTAGTAATGTGTATGGTGCCGGTTATCAGAGTTTAGTATCTCAGGTACAAGAAATATTTGCTTTTAACATTAACACTTCATACTCACAAAACATGATTCAATTTTTACCTCTTAGTTTAAATGATACAATAATATCTAATAATGGTTTAGTTCGGGTGGATCATTATACACTTCGTAATCCCCCGCCGGGGGCGGCGAATTTCAACGAGGTTCGTGTGTTTAAAAGAGGTTCTATATCAACTGGATTTGGGCTGTTGAATATTACAGATCCTGCCGCGGACCTCGAGTCGGTCGGTGTAGACCAATCTAAAATATCCCTGTCTGGTTCAAATAATATATTTAGTAAGTTTTCTATATCCAAAACAGGTAGATATTTTGCTGTACAGGATCATACTAATAATGAAGTTCTTGTCTACGAGGTTTTCAACGGATTTTATAGAAATATCCAGTATGTAGATATAACAGTACCAAACGTATCAGCTAATACACAATTTATGTCATCTTTAGTAGGTCTTAAATTCTCCGATGACGAAACAAGTTTTACAATGTATGGTGGTAACAACAATATTCAAACGTTTCTCATATCAGATCCAACTATTGCAGAGACAACGATAACAGAAAACGATTTTGTTCACCCTATAGTGGCCGTTTCAAAAGATGTAAATAGATTTATTAAATATGACTCGTCCACTAATATTATAAAAATTTTCACTATCAACTCAGGTGGGACACTTATTTCAAGTTTACCTATCAATTTACCATCTACTCCGTTAGCATTTGAATTAAGTAAAGATGGAATATTGGCAGCAGTGGTGACAGACACATTTACTTACATATATTCTTATGATGGGGCAGGATGGAAACAGAAATCGTCCCTGTTTGTTGGTATTGATACTTTTAGGAAATTTTATATGATAGATGACGGTAATACACTGATTTACATAAAATCCGAATTACCAGCTAATCGTACCCTGGTTGAAGTGTATACATATAACAATAATATTTGGAGTCGTATACATCAAGAAAATGATAACAGTACCATCGGTACATTGGGTATTGGAGATGTATCCCTTAACGGTCACCATATAGTGTCGTTATATGATGAAGATCCTCGCTTTCCAAAACGAAACTTAAGATTAAAAAATATTGGTACTCAACAATTATCAGTTGTAGTTGGTGTAGATAAAGACATAAGTCAAGTGTACCCAAAACAAATATTATCTTGTAAATTATCTTTAGAAATGGTATTTTTAGATAAATATGAACGGGCAATTGTGAAAGATAAGAAAAAAGATTATGTAATAACTCAATTACAACACAATAGATTTTTAGCATCAAAAGGATTACAAACACATAAATTTAGAACTAACTTTTTAAATCCTGTAAAAGAATTATTCTTTATTATCAAACGTGAAAATAAACGAGAGTATTTAGATTTTGTATCACCTTTTGACTATGATAATGATACAATTACTAGTGAAAACAAACTCATTTTCTATGAAAATCTAAAGAGTCTTGAATTCAAATTAAACGACACACAAGTATTAGATGAAGATACAGGAAATTTTGCATTCCTCAAGGCTATACAACCAGCTATTCATCACTCTAAAACACCGTTGATTAGACGATTTTACACCTATAGTTTTGCATGTGAACCAGAACAACATTTCCCAACAGGGCAAGTAAATTTCAGTCTCGTAAATAATCAATTGATGACATTCAATCTTACACAGAATACAACAAGTAATAGAAATATAGACATATACGCTTTAAGCTATAACATACTTAGGTTAGATAAAGGTATGATGCGAGTAATGTTTAATACGACATGAACATGCAAACGGGTTTCGGTGATTCGGGTGACAATATGGCTGAGCAGTATATCACTACTATGATGAATATTGTCACACCTGTATTGGAAAAATCCATGGTGTTGGCTTGTGAATATGCGAAAGTTTGTGGGAGAGATATTGTACTCCCAGAAGATATCGAATATGCAAGTAAGTACTGTGCCATGTACACAGTTGGGGAGGATATTGGTAGCATTTTTCCAGAAATTTACAATGACCAAGACGAAGAAGACGAAGAAGACGAAATTGAGGAAGTTGATGATGCTGACTGTCCACCATTCGCAAGGTACTCCGGTACAGAGGAAAGGTTCAAACGTATCAATGAAGCCTACGATAGATGGGATTCATGGCAACCCCAGAATCCGACAGAAGTCATGTTAAAAAATGCTATTAATAGTAATGGACCCAGTGGGATGGACTAATAGTGAATTTAAAGTTATTGATAATGACTCAGAAACAGACAGTGATACAGATTCTGATACAGAGTCTGAAGAAAACAATCAGGGGACAAGGGGTTATTCTGTACAAAAGTACAAGAAAATATTAGATGAAGTTGAATTGTTACCAGAATAATTTTCTATACTTACAATAAATGTCTAACGCCGCTCTCGAAACTGTCCAGGTTCTCACTAAGGAGCTCCAATCCCAGTCTCTCAACTCTGTTGTCGCGGGGTTTTCCTTCGCGGCTGCCATCTCTTGGCTTGATCTCGTTCGTTGGGCTATCAACCAGATTGTCCGCGTCCAGAAGAACGGTGGCCTCCATTATGGTCTCACCGCTCTGTTCACGACTCTCCTCTCCGTCGTTGTGTACCTCGTGATCGCTCGCTTCTCTCCCGGTGTGAAGAAGCCCATCGCCCCCGTGTACGCTGTCACTCGCTAAGTTTTCTTACGTGTGATGACCAGAGTAAGCATACCAAAAAATAAAATTATAGAAATCAAGACGTATTGTCTCCATCTATACGGATCCTCAAAATCGGGGATGCTTATAGGCGGTGGTAAAACCCCAACATCTGGTGCAGTATGCTTAGATATTGCTTTAAATTTTCCCGTATTACACTCAATCTGAAATTTCAGAACATGTTCCTGATGCCTGAAATCGTATGGAATCATTCGACCTTGACTCATGTAATAAAACTGTATATGTAAACTCTTAAGACCTTTTTGAGACCCAGAGAAGAACGTGTGTTCAACAGGGTCATCTGAAATGTAATTTACATAAGGGCCGTTGATCAATATCTGACCGGTATAAAAGGGTTCTCGAAGATAAACATCTTTATTGAATGTCTCGGAACCTGTACCTATACGCAGTAAAAATGCATTTGGTCCTTCAAGGTTAATAGACCCACCGGTGTATGTACCACTATCTGGTATAGTTATATTCTGTGGAGGTAGACCAAATAATTGATGAGGAGTTGTATAACTCGATGACACAAGATTAGATACCGTATCATCTGTTCCTGACATGTAACGGGCATTCGTACCGTCACCAAATTTTATAACCTTCGGCCCGTTTGCAGTATTTGTGTATGTAATTGAATTCGTGTTTGAATTATATGCAGCATTTATATTTGTGACACGAGTAGTAATAATATGTGCCAAATCAAAACCATCATTGAAAGAGCGGTTTGGTAACGATATGATAGAATTGTTAATACTAAAGGTATTGTTACGGGCGTGAATCAATGTTTGACTGTTTGGTATACGAGCGGAAAGAAGAGTGATTTTTTTAACGTCATAAATTTCATTCTTCAGATCGATTATATAATCGTGCGGGTCTGGGTATTTCGAATAGTCGCGTTCACTACTATCAATTTCTAAAGTATGGACCTCCATTAAAATTTGCGTATAAAATTTTAATGGGTGTTTTGATTTGATATATTTATGATTTAATTGATGGTCTTGCTGAAAGGGTTGTTCGCAAGTTGGTTCTTGGCTATATCTAATCCGTTGCCTGCTACACGGGGATTGATGTTACCCTTGTAAGGATTAAGCTCAATATACGGATTCTTTTTGTAGTGTTGCATCCATCCACCGTTAGCACCACCCGTGCGTCCGTCGATTCGAGTCTTATCGTGACGAATGGTTGTAAGAGCACCATGTTGATTCACGGGTTTCTCACGCACATTCATACGACCGGGGTTACCTGTCCTATTTGGCTTCGAACGACGCTCGTCGGGGCGAATACCATAGGCGAACTGTTGGTCAACACTATATCCGGACTGTTTCATACCCTCTGAATTCAGAAGAGTAGCAGGTGCTACGGCGTAACCACCATGGAAGTTCGCAATACCAGGGGCTGGGTTATTCACATGCATAAATTGAGAATCGTGTATATCACCTTTATTACGGGTGGGAAGCTGGGGTATGGCCTGAGCTGAAATGAAACGTTTACCAGGGGTTTTGTCGAGGCCATCAGTCCGGTGACCAGTTTGGGCCCTATTGGTATTTCGCATAGCCTTTTGATGAGAAGCACGAGGCACCGTACCACTCATTCCCTGAGCACGACCAAACACTGGAGGACGACGCTCGGGAAGGTACGCGGTTTTTTCAGGTTGATTGTGAGTCAATTCACCAATTTCTGCTCGGCGACCACCCTTAATATCGACAGCGGGACCCGAACGACCGGGTAATGTTGTGAGACGGTAGGCTCCTGTATTTACAGGATTGACACGAAAAAGTTGTTGGTAACCACCAGCCGATTCAACGTTAGTTCCAACACCTAAACCTGGACCAACAAGCTTTTGTTCAACGGGTGAAAGATTATTCATACGACCTTGATCGTAAAGACGTCCACGCATCTCTAAAAGCTCTTGACCACCTGTACGGCTTTGAGGGGCAATAACAGAAAAGGAATCGACTTCAGTCTTCCTATCTTTGAAAGGGTCACTGAACTCGATTTCTTCGAATTCAGTTTCAAATAGTTCTGGCTCCTCTCTGACAACTTGTTTAGGTTGTTCTGGAACTTCGCTCAGTTTTCGACCAGCGTAGATTAGTCCGGCAACTGCCAATACAGAAACTGGATCTGCCATTCTTACTTGAAACCAATATTTTTATTGTGGTAAATACCTTTGGTTAAACATACTATTCTGAACATACGCACGTGTGCTGAGAGGTTCGTAAGTTCGGGTACGAAGAGGAACCTTGCACGCAGTATTATTTAATGGGAAATAACCACTCTCATGAGGAGTCACTATAACCTTATTGAAACGTGTTGTCGCTTGAGGGCGAAGCTGATCACTTACTTCGATAAAACGAGCTGGGGAACCCTTACCCGCCATGTAAGGAGCGGTACCATAAACCATGGTAGATGGGCGGGATGAGTAATTTAATGCACTAGGTTGAGGGTAAACAAAAACTTCTTCATCGGCCCTGTTGAGAGGAGGGGCACCGCCACCTGAAAGAATGTTTAGTCCTGGTTGAAGCTGATACGCCATATTACTATTACTTGAGAAAATTAAGCTACATGACCTGCTCGTAAGCCAGATCCTCGGTGCATACCAGACCTCTTATCACCCGCAGAATCTAAACCACCGAACGCTTCCAACTGAACACCCCTTGCATTAGGGTTACAGTATGTGCTATCAGTCTTACATGTAGGACCGAGTTTCTTACCGTAACACCATTCAGCAAACCCAGTTTGATCACCAATAGCTGTAGTTACGGGGTTGGAAACAAATTGTCTGGCCATAGCATTGGCTTGATACGCAGGTAAAGATGTCCTGGAACGACCAGGCATGTATTTTGTGC